GTTGCTGCCAGAGCAATCATCGATGGGGTATCACGAGCGCTTGCGCATTGTTCCCAGACGTCATCCCACATCCTCAAGGAACGATATGTTGCAGGCATGGAGAACTGGCAAATAATTGAGACTATGTACTGTGAACGCGCAACGTACTATAAGCTGCGAGACAAGGCATACAACGAGTTCGCCGACTGTTTGGAATTGCAGCAGGGTTGTCCGGATCTGCACGTGTATAAAAATTAGACGATTGCTAGACGATTGCGAGACAAACACTGGACACATACTAGACGCATGAGGTGCTAACATAGTAGTGTTGAATAGTTACGGATAGGGCAAGGGAAACCTTGTCTTTTTTAATATCAGAAAGAAGGTGTGGTGGTGTTATGTGAGCAGAGGTCTAACTGCTAAACAAAGAGTTTTTGCAGACGAGTATTTAAAAGATGGTAATGCCTATCAGGCTGCAATAAAGGCAGGTTATTCTGATAACTATGCAAAGGCACAATCATCTAAATTGTTGGAAAATGTTGGAATAAAATCCTACATTGATGCCAAAATGTCCGAAATTGAATCTAAGAAGATAGCCACTGCACGCGAAGTAATGGAATTCTATGCGAGGGTGTTGCGTGGGGATGAAACGGAAGAGGTGGTTGTAGCCGGTCTTGACGGTGCTGAAGTTGTCGAACGCAAACCGCAGCTAAAAGAGCGGATTACCGTTGCCAAGGAGATTATGAAACGATACCCGTTAGCAGGAAACGATCCCGCCCTTGCCGAACAGTTGCGCAAGATTAAGGCGGAAGCCGATATTGCTGAATGGAAAGCTAAAGAATTGCTTGGTGATAATAATGCAGAAGATAAAACAACACTGATAGATGATATTGGAGGCGAAGCAGATGGGGCAAACAATTAAGATGTCTAAACTGATTAATCCTCATTTCTATCGCCTTTGGCGCACTTCAAAGCCATATGTTGTTGCTAAAGGGGGACGCGGATCATTTAAATCGTCAGTGATCAGTTTAAAGTTGGTAGCCATGGTTAAGCATTGGACTCAATTAGGAAAAAATGTATCTGTAATTTGTGTGCGAGAGAATGCCAGCTATTTGAGAGATTCAGTCTATAGTCAAATTAAGTGGGCATTGGATATGCTTAGTCTCTACGATGAGTATAAATTCTATACTAGTCCACTTAGGATCGTGCATAGGCGTACTGGAAGCACGTTTTATTTCTATGGCGCAGATGATCCGATGAAACTAAAGTCGAACGTGGTCGGGAACGTGGTTGCTGTTTGGTTTGAAGAAGCTGCAAATTTCAAAGGGCAGACAGTATTTGATCAATCGATACCGACGTTCATACGTCAGAAACCAGTATTTACGAATCAAGTTAAGGTTTTCTTCTCTTACAATCCGCCTAAGAATCCATATGATTGGATTAATGAGTGGGTCAAAAAATGCGAACGTGATGAAGATTACTTTGTAGACACGTCAACTTATCTAGATGATGAGTGGGGATTCACCAATGACGAACAACTTAAATTGATTGAGAAGTACAAGGTTAATGATCCAGATTATTATCGTTGGCTATATCTTGGAGAAGTTGTAGGATTAGGCACTAATGTTTATAACTTTGAGTTGTTTAACCGAGTGGATGAGATACCTGATAATGATTATTTAAGCGATCTTTATTTTTCGATGGATATTGGTCATGATGTATCTGCAACTACCTGTGGCGCTTATGGACTATCGGTAAACGGAAATCTATATGTGTTGGATACTTATTATTACAGCCCAGCAGGCAAAGTTAATAAAAAACCGCCAACGGAACTGGCACAAGATGTGCATGATTTTGTTGAAAGGACATGCGATAAGTACGATATGGATCCGGTTAATATGACGGCAGATAGCGCAGACGGAGCATTAGATAACCAGTACTATTCAATGTTTGGCATCCATTGGCATAAAGTGGCTAAAAAGAAAAAAGTTGAGATGATCGACCGGGTGCAGGACATTCTTGCGCAAGGTCGTATTTTTGTACTTGATATTGACGACAATCAGGTATTTTTGTCTGAACATCGTGACTATCGTTGGGATGAAAAAACATTAAACGGCGATGATCCTAAGGTAATTAAGGAAAAAGATCATACTTGCGATCAGTTTATGTATCTTTGCTTAGATAACGAACGCGACTTTGGCTTGAAGTGGTAAAGGAGGCGATGACGTGAGTGTGCTTTCAACGTTAAAGAATTGGTTCAGGAAAGGCGGTGCAAGTCTGGGCATGATAAAAAGTTTGACATTAGTCACTGATGATAGACGGATTGCAATGGATCCAGGCGAATATACGAGAATAAACGTAGCTAAAAAGTACTATTCTGATGACTTTAGACCTATCGAATTTATTAATAGTTACGGAGACAAACGCATGCGCAAATATGAGTCTGTCAATGTAACCAAGTTAGCTGCAAGAAGGTTGGCATCGATTATCTTCAACGAGAGATGCAAAGTAGAAATCGGGGATGATGAGAAAGCAAACGAATTGCTTGAAAGCGTCTTTTTAGATAATGAGTTCTATCTAACCTTTGAAGAATACCTTGAAAAATGGATCGCTTTAGGCAGTGGAGCTATCAGACCTTATGTACAAAATGACAAGATAAAACTTGCTTGGATCACCGCTGACCAATTTTATCCATTGCATGTAAACACAAATGAGGTTAAAGAAGCTGCGATCGCAAGCAAAACTACTGTTGTAGAAGATGACAAAAATGTGTACTACACGCTTCTTGAATTTCATGAATGGCAAGGTAATAACTATGTGATCACCAATGAGCTTTACCGTTCGGATAGCGCTGATAGTGTTGGGGTGCAAGTCCCGTTAAGTTCAATTGAAGAATATGCTGATATGCAAGAAACGGCGACTTTAACAGGCTTAGTTAAACCTTTATTTGCTTTCTTCAAGACTCCAGGAGCTAACAACAAGAGGTTAGAAAGTCCGCTGGGTTTGGGGTTGATCGACAACGCAAGATCAACAGTCGATGCGATCAATCGTACCCACGATGAGTTTATTTGGGAAGTTAGATCTGGCAAAAGACGTATGGTAGTACCTAAGTCATGGCTTAAACGACCTAACGCCAATTCAAGACGTAGGGACAATGATACCCACCCGCCGATGTTTGATCCAGACGAGACAGTTTATCAAGCTATGTACGGTGATGATGGCGATATCGGCTTTCACGATATGTCGGTAGCAATACGCGTCGATCAGTATTCAAGCACAATGGAATTTTTCTTGCACGAGTTTGAAAATGAGATCGGACTTTCGCAAGGAACGTTTACCCAAAGTGCTAGCGGTATACAAACTGCAACAGAAGTAGTTTCAAACAACTCAATGACGTATCAGACTAGATCAAGTTATTTGACTATGGTCGAAAAAACGATCGCACAGCTGGTTGATGCTATTTTAGAACTTGCTCAATGTGGCGAACTCTTTAGTGATGGAAAAGCTCGTTGGACTGGTGATGTGCAAAAGGTCAATATTAACATCGACTTCAACGATGGTGTATTCATTGATCAAAATGCACAGTTAAAAAATGATCTACAAGCTTTATCTGCTAATGCTTTACCTCTAAAACAGTTTTGGATGCGTAATTATAGCTTAGATGAAGCAACTGCTGATGAATGGATGCAACAGCTTGAGAGCGAAAAGGCTGGTAATAATCCTGGGCCGAGTGCTGAGGTAGGCTTGTTCGGAGGTGCTGACGATGGAAATAGAACAGATGTTGGCGAAAGCGGACAAGATAGCTGATTATTACGTTAAACTACAGCAAAAGATCTTTTATTTGCTGATAGACAGTTTTAAGACGACGAGACCTGAATTGATAAATCAGGATGATCCCGATAGTATTCTAGAGTGGCGCTTGCGTGCTTTATCAAAGATTGGAGCACTGACCAAAGACACTATCAAAATAGTTTCAAACACTTCTGGCAAGTCCGAAAGCTATATCTATGATTTGATCAAAGATGATGGGCTAGAAGTCGCAAAGGACATCAACGATGAACTATCTGATGCATTGAAACAAAATAAGCCAATCAGTCCAGAAGTCAATAGCATTATCAGCAGTTATGCTGCTCAAACGTTTAGAGATATCAATAATAATGTCAATCAATCGCTGTTATCCACTAACTATTCAAAAAACGGGGCCGTGAGAGCTTATCAAGATATTATCAACCAAACGGTCTTAGAAGTCCAAACAGGTCTTAAAACTCCTGACAGAGCTTTAAAGGACAATATTTATAAATGGCGTGATAATGGCATCAAAACTAATTTGGTAGACAAAGCAGGGCACAACTGGAGCTTAGAAGGTTATACTCGTACTGTAATCCGTACTACTGCAGCTAGAACTTATAATGATCTGCGCATTCAAAGCATGAAAGATTTTAATAGCGTACTAGCGACTATGTCTAGTCATCCGGCATCAAGGCCAGCTTGTGCCCCTATTCAAGGAAAGATAGTTAATATTGTCCCAAGAGAGAGCCCCAGATACGATCCTGAATATCCCAGCATTTATGATTACGGTTATGGTAAACCAAGTGGATGCTTTGGAATAAATTGCGGACACAAATTATATCCGTATATCAAAGGTGTGTCGCATAATTTCCAAAAGCAATACGATCCTAAAGAAGCAGTCGAAAAGCAAAAGATTCAGCAAAAACAACGGTACTACGAGCGTAATATCAGACGTCTAAAGTACGACTTGGATCTTGCCAGGCGGCAAAATGACGTATCAAGCGAGAGAAAGTTTAATCAAGCCATTAGAGGGTATCAGTCTAAGTTACGAGAGATAGTGAAGAATAACGACTTTTTGACACGGCAGTACGATCGTGAACAGATTGGTAATCCAAGAATTAGAAGCCACGAAGTATTGAAAAAAGAGTTAGCCAAGTTGCATAAAGAATATGGCCCACATGGTTTCCCTAAAGATGTGCAAGAGTATAAGAAACTGTTGTATAATAAAGATACGGGAGGAATTGTCAATGCCTATGTAAAGGCGCGAAGACAAGGAATGGTAGAACCTGTCGTAACTTATCAAGATTTTATCAATATTAGCCGAGAATTTGATAAAAAGATAAGTGGTTCTTATACCAAAAACGGTTTGCTAATAAAAGGGCTATCTGATCATGCTATTCCACGTATATTCGGCGCAAGATTTGATCATTCTCACAGAGATAAAAAAGGTGATCCAATCAGAAGGATTGGTACAAACATTAATACTATGTTGGAAGTCTTACAAAAAGGAACAAAAGTCGAGGATGGACCTGAAGAAGAAGCTTACAGCTATGATGGCTGGAAGATAATAATCAGTAAGATCACTAATAAGGTAGTTACAGTAAAACCGGTAAAAACAAAAAACAGAAAAAACAGGAAGTGATAGTTATGCTAGATGACAAGGAAACTTGGTATCTATATTTTGATGCAGAAGATTATGAATTTATTCGAAGAAAATTTCCTGAATTACACAAATTATTTGAAAATTACGTAGATAAACGATCAGATGTGATAAGGTTAGCTGTTACTGATAAGAGTTGTGATTATTTGGATACTAAGGTTATGGTCGCTTATTCACGCACCGCAGCTCATAAGGATAGTGGTGAGCCTAGTGAAGATGATGTTAAACTAGAAAAAATTTGGGATAAAGCATGAGCATCGAGGAATCGGTGCTTTTTTTGTCACAAGAAAGGAATGTATAGCTATGAAAAAGAAAGTTGTTGAAGTTTGTGATTTTTGCGATGCTGAGATCACAGATGAATTACTTGGTGTAAGTCCAGAAAATGATAATGTCTTGATCTGTGAAGAATGCGTTGAAAAAGCACAAAAAATGTTACAAGATGCAAAGGGAAATAAAGTAGGCGTCAGTGTTCGGGGAATCAAATATGACGGGAGCCCTAACGCTTCGACTATTGATGTTACCTTAGACGTAAAACTTTGGTGTAGACCTACTTTTGACACTATGAAGCTAGTTGAAAAACTTGGACGGAACATCAACGACATGAAACTCTAATATTTGACCTAAGCAAGTCGTAAAAAGGCTTATTTTTTATGCGATCAGATCAGCGTGGAGCGTTCCACGTAAAATAAATACGTTAGGAGGTATCGCAAAATGCAACGCGAATTTTTACAAAATTTAGGACTTAGCGACGATCAAGTGCAAGCCGTTTTGACTCAACATGGTAAGTCGACAAATGAGATCAAGGGAAAACTTGCACAAGCAGAAGAACAGGTAGCGGATTTGCAAAATCAAATCAGCGATCGTGACAAGCAATTAAAGAAGCTTGAAAAGACTGTTGGTGATAATCAAGAATTAGTTCAAGAGATTGACAAGCTGCGAAAGGAAAACGAGAAAACTGCCAAAGATTATCAAAGTAAGATCACGAAGCAAGCTAAAGATTTTGCAATCACTAATGCTTTGAAAGATGCAGGGGCTAAAAATACCAAAGCGGTTCTTGCTCTGTTGGATTTAGACAAGGTATCTGTTGATGAAGATGGTCAGCTATTCGGAATTGCCGAACAGTTAGAAGAACTTCAAAAGACGGATGCCTATTTGTTTACACCAAAGCAAATAGAACTAGAGAAAAAGGGCCCTGTCAACCTGTTTGCTGGTGGTAATCCTAGTTCTAACGTGGCTAAGGATCCTAAGAATATGTCATTAGACGAACAGACTGATCTATATCGAAAAGATCCTTCGCAATGGCAAAGTTTGTTCGGCAATAACAATAAATAGAAAGGCGGAATTTTAAATTATGGCAACACATTTATCAGATATGATCATTCCTGAAGTTTTTGGGAATTATGTATTAAATACAGCACTTAAAACCAACCGCTTTGTGCAAAGTGGTATTTTGACACCAGATCCGGATCTTGGACCACATTTGTTGGAAGCAGGTACAAAGATCACAGTACCTTTTATCAACGATCTATCTGGTGATCCAGACAACTGGACCGACACTGACGACATCCCTGTAAATCCACTTACATCAGGTAAACAACTAGGTTTGAAATTTTATCAAAGTAAAGCCTTTGGTTACACTTCATTATCTCAAATGATCTCCGGGGCCCCTATCCAAACAACTATCGGTAATCGTTTTGCAAGCTTCTGGACTCGCGCTGATGAGAAAATGCTATTAGCGGTTTTGGATGGTGTTATGGGTGTAACGAAGGTTAAAAACAGCAAATTCTATGATGCAACTTCTAAGACGCCAACAGACGCAGCTTTCAGTGCCAAAGGTTTTATTGCAGCCATTGGTTTGATGGGCGATCTTCAAGATACTTCATTTGGAGCAATTGCCGTTAACTCTGCTACCTACTCAATGATGAAGCTACAAGGGCTTATCGAAACTATTCAACCTCAAAATGGCGCTATTCCTTTTGAAGCATATAATGGCTTACGAATTGTTCTGGATGATGATATCCCTGTTGATCTGACTAACAAGCAAAAGCCAACAACAACGTCTTATATCTTTGCTCCAGGAGCAGTTCGTTATTCTAGCGTTTTGGCAAGTACTGAAACTAAGTATGATCCGATCGAAAATGGTGGGACAGATGCGATTGTTCAAAAACGTGTAGGAACGATTCACGTTGCTGGTACATCTGTGAAACCATCATTCGCACCAGCTAAGAGCACATTCCCAACCATGGAAGAGTTTGGAAAGCCAAGTACTTGGGAAGTAGTTGATGGCATTGATCCGCGTACGATCGGCGTTGTTGCATACAAAGCTGAGTTAGATCCTGCATTAGTTCCAGGCGCAGAAGTTACAACTGCTGGCCCAGGAGCTGCAGTTCCTGGTACAGGACATTAGGAAAGGTCGTGAGCTGAATGCTAAGCTTTTCAGAATATCAAGAGCTTGGTGGTAGGCTGACTGATGAAGTTATATACACCAAGTTGGAGCATGATGCAGTTCAACTTTTGAACACTGCGACACAGATGTTTTATGTTAGAAATGACATCAGCACTGATCAAGATGAGTGGCGGGTAAAGATGTTTAAAATGGCTTTAGTTGCACAGATTGATTACACAAATGACGTCGGTGCTTCGACAGAGTATGAAATGGCACAAAAAGCTGTTAAGAGTGTGTCTATTGATGGAACTACTGTTACAACTGACGGAACATTCAAAGATAGTAGCACTGGCGGGATCTATAATATTGCTTTAGATTACCTTCTTCAAACAGGCTTGTTTTTTGGGGGTGTGGACATATGTTAAAGCCACCAAAAAATATGTGCAATCAAAACATTATCCTGAAGCTTAAAGTTGAAGATCCTGACGATATTTACGGTGAGTCTACTGATTTTGACGAGATTAAGTTAGATAATTGTGTGGTCCACGCTCGTACTGTCTACGAAGGATCCAACAACAATCGTCAGATCGTATCAAATGCAACTATTATGCTATATGCTGGGATCACGACACCATTTATTAAACTGACAAAGGATCATCTTGGATCAAAGGTCGTCTATAACGATATCGAATACACGTTGACAAATATCAGCGAGTCAAGAGATCCATTTAGCAACGAGCTTTACCAATACAAATTGCAAATTATCTAGGGGTGATATAAATGGGTGTTAAGGTTGATATCAATGCTGATGGCTTAGGCAGAAAGTTTAGTCATTCTAACTTAGTTCGCGGTCGTAAAGCTGCAGCTAATGACGCGCATCAAGCGATGGAGAAATACGTACCTATGTTGCACACTGACGCGTCAACGAATTTGCGGAGCATGTCATTTGTAAATAGTGACGGGACTAGCATAAACTACAACGCTGTGTACGCCAGAGCTCAATTTTATGGTTTTGTTGGTCGTGCTCCAGGACATCGCGTGCACAATTATACGACGCCTGGAACCTCAAGACGTTGGGATTTACGTTTAAAAGGCAATAAGCACGACATGAACTTAGTTAAAGAAGCTTTTGTTAAGGGGGCTCAATGGAATGGATCTTGATCTCCAAGAATCATTAGCAAAATCAATTATTAAAGGTACAGGGCTAAAACTTAAAGTAGCTTATTTATCGCCTGATAGCGATATTGGCTTAGTACCTGTGCAAGGATCCCACGTTGTTGAGGCTGACTATTCAGGCAATCAGCTTTGGCAGTACAATTATGCGATTACGATCAAAACTAAAAGCGCACGAGAGGCTAAGGAAAAGCTCTTTGCTATCAGCAACTATTTGAATGGCTTGGATGAGCTATTAAGTGGAAATGGTAGCTTCAGATTTAATAATTTAGAAGTTTCTAGTGCGCCGAGTGAATTACTAGAAGATACAGCAGGGACGGTGATGTATGAGTTAGACATCGCCGTTTTTGTATACACAAAACGATAGGAGGCCGTATAGATGGTAAAAAATACAAAGCCCATTGTGGGTACAGAATTAACAACTAAGGGGGCAGCGCTCAACGTTGTTAATAAATTATATCTTGATACGACAGATTCAACAGATCTAAATGATGTCACTACCGGCAAATGGGCGTGGTTAGCGTTAGATATTACGCAGATCACTCCAAGTGCCAATGAAACTTCGCAATCCGATGCTGACTATGCAGGTAACGGTTTTGGGTCTACTGAAATTACTTCTAAACGTTATCAATTAGCGGTTACTGGTAAACGTCACATTGGTGATGCTGCGCAAGATTATGTTGCAACTAAACAATTTGCGATCGGTAATGCTCTGCATACTCGTGCACTTTGGATTGATAATGGTGAAGCTATCTTGGCAGAGGTCACATTGTCAAACATTGTTCCAACGGGGGGTAATGCTAATGCTAGCCAAACGTTCCAAGTGACGATCGTGTTCAACGGTGCACCGGTTGCAATTGATGGCAAGCTGACAATGAGCGATCAACCCACAGAAGATGGCACATACACAGCGACAGTTACACCAAAGAACCAAGGCTAAAAAACATAGAAACAGAGACGAGAAATGTGAGACGAAAAAAGAAAGGGTAATTTAATTATGTCAGTACTTAATTTAGATCAACAATTAACAGTCGATAACAAAAAGACAGTCCAAATCGGTGGTAAAGAATACGAGCTTATCTTTAACGATAAATTTGCCAAGCTTGTTGCCGATATGCAACTCAAGGTGGCAGAAGCAACAAAAGACTTTGATGGCGATGCTAAATTAGAGCAATTTGCCAAGAAAGAATACGCTGAACAAAAAGAACAGTTGATGACAGCTTTCGATAAGGGCAAAGTAGTCGTCATTGACGCCTTAGATCAGTTGTTAGGTGAAGGCGAGGGTGAACGCTTGTACAAGCACTACAACGAGTCTACTCAAGCTTTGATCGCTTTAGTTGCCTTATTGAATAAAGCTGCAAATGATGCTGTGTGTGAAACTAAAGCTAAAAACCGAGCTGAGCGTCGAGCTAAATATAAGAAAAACCACTAGAGGTGATGTGGCATGCTAAGTTTAACGCAAGATCCGTTAAATGAAGTGATCTTCAATGGTAAGAGCTACCACCTAGACTTAGCTTTCGATACAGTTCTTCAATATCTACAGCTTTCGTCAGATGACGATCTGTCAAAAGAGGAAAAGGTGGAGTATGCTATCACTCTCTTTTTGGATGAGCAAGATCTACCTAACGATCCAGAGTTTTATGAGCTAATATTTAAAGCTGTGAATGAAGAAATAACGGCAGATCCTTATGGCAATAATATGCCAAATAGTAACCCGTTTGGACTAGCGCCAATTAAGTATTTTGATTACGTTCAAGACGCAGAAGCTATTTTTGCTAGTTTCATGCGTGAGTATAAAATCAACCTACTCAAACAACGTGGGAAAATGCACTGGCGAGAGTTCAAAGCTTTATTTGATGGATTAAGTGAAAATTCGTACATGCAACGTATCATTTCCATTAGACAGCGTGATCTAAGCGAAGTTGATGATAGTAAGATGCGTCAGCAATTGACAGAAGCTAAAAGTTACTATGCGCTAGACGAGCCGCAAAAAGAAGAAGTCAAGCAAGAGCACGTAGCACAGACATCAGCGTTATCTGCAATGTTCAAAGCTATGCAAGGTCAAGTAAAGAAAGGGGGCTAGTGAATGGCAGCAGATGCAAGTGTTGTTATTGATTTTGATGTCAAAATGCAACAATTAGAATCAGATAGAGATCAGATCAATAAAATTTTGTCAGCAATCGGTGAAAATACTGGCGACAAGATGGATGACGAATTCAAAAAATCAGCTGATAAAGTTGTAAGCGAGGCAAAAAACGTCAAAAAAGATGTTGATGCAGAACTCAAAAAGCCAACATCCACGATCACACCTAAAGTTGATGATAGCGAGGCGCAGAAAGGTACACAAAAGATCATCACTAGCCTTCGTAAGATTCCTAAAGATCAAAAGGTAAAGTTAGATGCTGACGCTAAAAAGGCAGGCATAGACGATTTTACGAACCTTTTGAAACGGGTCCCTAAAAAAACTCGAACGGAGATCTTGGCTCAAGCGCAAAAGGGCGAAGTGATCGATTATGAAACGTTGCTAAACAAGCTACCTAAAAAGGTCTTGACTGAAGTTCAATTAAACGACAACGCAAGCGATAAGTTAAGGACTATTAAGAAAGAATCCGAAAATACTAAAAATGGCTTTACGCGCTTAAAAACTATTGTAGCTGGATCATTTCTTGGTGGCGCTGCGCTAAGCGGTGTGTCTATTCTTGTTGATGGTCTAAAAAATGTTGCCGTTGAAGGGGCGAATGCTTCAGATGCGATGGACAAATTTAGATCAACAATGAAACTTGGTGGCTTTGGTGAAGCTGAGATCAAAAAGGCCTCTGATCAAGTCATGGACTATGCTAACAAGACGGTCTATGACCTTGACGACATTTCTAATACGACCGCTCAGTTAGCCGCTAACGGTGTTAAGAACTACATGGGGCTAACAGAAGCCGCCGGGAATTTGAACGCCCAAGCTGGTGGGAACGCTGAAACATTCAAATCGGTTGCAATGATGCTTACTCAAACTGCTGGTGCTGGCAAACTGACTACTGAAAACTGGAATCAACTTGCCGACGCTATTCCGGGTGCTTCCGGTGTACTACAAAAAGCAATGAAAGACGCCGGCGCATACACTGGCAATTTCCGTGATGCTATGGCTAACGGCCAAATCACGGCGGAGGAGTTTAGCGACGCTTTGATGAAGCTTGGACAGACAGACGGAGCTAAAAAGGCTGCTGAGTCAACTAAGACTTTTCAAGGTGCGATTGGTAACTTAAAAGCGGCAGTCATTGACGGCATGAAGAATGTCATAGACGCTTTTGGTAAGGATCGTATCACCGGGCCTATTAACGGTTTTAGTGGCGCAGTTCAGGAGGCATTTGGGAAGGTCACAAAGACGATCGAGAAAAATAAGAAAGTTATCGATAACGTTGGCGCGGTGTTCTCTAATGTATTTAAAATAGTTGGTGTTGTCGGTAAAGCAGCTTTTGATACAGTGAAAGACGCCATATCTGGTAGCATAAAAGCTTTTGACTGGGTAATGGAAAAAGTTAACAAACTGGTTCCCGGCATGAGCAAGCTAGGCAAAAGTACCTCATCAGTGGCTAAACACGAAAAAGCTTTAAGAGCTGTAGGGGTCGCAATCGGTACTATTGTTACAGCTCTGATCACTTTCAAAACAGCTCAAAAAGCAGTGGCAGGCGTTAGTTCGGCAATAAAGACATTATCCAATGTGACAAAAATCGCTTCCGGTGTTCAAAAAGCTTTTAATTTAGTGATGGCCGTTAATCCGTATGTGTTGATTGCTACCGCTATAGTTGCGGTCGGAGTGGCCTTTTATCAAGCTTACAAGCATTCTAAAACATTCCATGATGGAGTAAACAAAATTGCTAAAGTAGTTGTGTCATTTGCTAAAGATGCTTGGAAACACATTTCGGATCTATTCAGCAAAGTTACAAAGATCGTTAAGAAAGTCTGGAAAGAGATTGAACCGATTGTTAAGTCCGGAATGAAAGTTATTCGTGCGGTGATTGAGCTAGAAATGGCTATCATTCAAAAGGCTTGGAATAGAGCTTGGAATACAATCAAAACGGTCGTTCAAGCGATTTGGAAAATCATGGAACCGATCGTTAAATTAGGAATGGGAGTTATCAAAGGCGTTATCTTTGGAACGATGAGTATCATCAGTGGCCTTTGGAAAGGCGCGTGGAATTTGATCAAGGGCGTCTTGCATGGAGTTTGGGAGATAATGAAGTCAATCGTAAAAAACGCCTTAGATGTGATAGCAGACGTTATCAAGATTGTAACTAATGCAATCAAAGGCAACTGGTCCGGTGTTTGGAAAGGCATTAAAAACCTATTTAGCGATATTTGGAATGGTATCAAGTCTACTGGATCGGGAGCAATCAACGGTTTAAAAGATATTATTATCGGAGTTGCTAAGAGTATTGATAGTGCTTGGAGAGGAATTTGGAACGGGGTTGCAAAATTCTTTAGTGGGATTTGGGACGGCATGAAAGACGCTGCTAAAGCTGGGTTTAATGGCATTATTGACTTTGTTAATGGTGGTATCAAAGGTATTAATAGAGTTGTTCATTCCTTCGGTGGTAAAAAACAGACCATTGACCTTATTCCACGTTTGAAAAATGGCGGACGTATTTCAAAATCAACACTAGCATTAGTCAATGATGAGGAAAGTCCAACATATCGAGAAGCTATTTTCAGGCGTAATGGTTTGGTTGAATTACCGCAAGAACGCAACGTTCTTACTCATCTTGAAGCCGGCGACGCAGTCATGCCAGCTAAACAAACAGCTATGTTGCTAGGACTACCGCAATATAAAAACGGATTCGGTGATTGGTTAGACAAAGCGGCAAATTTTGTCGGCGACGTTACAGGTGATATCGGTGATTGGTTAGCTGATAAGATAGATCAACTAGAAGATGCTCTAAAAGATCCGTCAAGTATCTTGATGAGGCTTTTCAAAAAGAGCAAGAATAACGCCGAAGCTGTCTGGCATGACATCGGTGAAGGTGCTGGCGAATATGTACCTAAACAAGCTGTTGACTGGTTCAGAAAGACACTCGAAGGATTCAAAAAGAAGTTTGATGAGTCTGGTGGCTCTAATCCGCCGGGAGAAGGCACCCAACGTTGGGAACCTTATGTTAAAAAGGCGTTAGCCGCTAACGGTTTACCAACATCAGCTGCTTACGTACAGGCTTGGTTGCGTCAAATTCAAAGTGAATCCGGGGGGAACCCTAAAGCGGTACAAGGTGGATATGTCGATATTAATACGTTGACTGGTGACTTGGCTAAAGGGTTATTACAAACTATTTCAGCAACTTTCAATGCTTATAAGTTTCCTGGTCATGGCAATATTTTTAACGGTTACGATAACATGTTAGCAGCGATCCACTATGCTAAAGCTCGTTATGGATCAGATATGCTTGCTGTCATCGGACACGGTCATGGTTACGCTAACGGTGGTCATGTCTATAACAAGCAATTAGCTTGGATCGCAGAAGATGGAGACGAGTTTGTGATCAATTCGAGGCGCGACAATGCAGATAATCTACTCCTGAATGCGATAGCCCAACGAGCTTCTGTCGCTCCTAACAGCCCGTCTGCGAGGTTGGCTAAAATGGTTGATCAGACTAGATTCAGTTCTGTTAATGGTTATGGTATAGCAGTACCCTCAGTAACAGGGCAACAATCACAGGCATTAACGTTGACGGATAATGATAACATTGACTATACATCTCAACTTAAGAGCATAGGTTCAAAACTTGATGCTATTATGCAGAAAAAAGTTTTCATTGATGGTTCAAGCTTTTCAAAAAGCTATGAACGATATGGCGCCGTTGAACGTAACAGAAGGAATACGATGATGGAAAGGGGGATGTCGATTGACTCAAGAATCTAGGCCATACGGATTTGAATTTAATGGTCGGCATTCAAGTGAGTTTGAGTTGCGTGTATTGGATACTAAATCGGTTACTCTACCCGCTAAGCGAAAATCACAGTTGCAACTACCATATCGAACAGGCTACATTGATCTAAGCAATCTTTATGGGCTCAACACGTATGATGAGAGGACGGTAACTTTTCCATGCAAACTACCTTATGGACGTTCTGATTTGTCTACCTTAAATTTAAAGCTAACCGAGCTGATGAACTGGCTAATGAAACCTACTGGTAAGATTCTGCTCAAAGACGATGCGATGCCCGGTTATGCGTTTCTCGCAGAAGTACAAACGGCACCGACAATCGAAGAAGGATGGGACTTTTGCAAAGTTACGATTGTTTTCCAGTGCTACGCATATCGCCTGAAGCGCTGCTACGATGACGTCTGGGACACGTTCTACTTTAATCTTGATGCAGCCTCTAATTTGGAAGTAACGGTTAACGGTCATGAGAGCATTCTGTTGATAAATACAGGTCATAACCGGGTTCGGTTGACTGTGACCTGCT